ATTTGTAAGTATGTTGATAAAGAAACAGGTGAAGAAATTACATTCTATGGTAAAGAATTACAACAACTTTGTGAAGAAAGACCAGAAATTAGAAAAAGAATGTATGAAGATACTTGTGAACAATATGTTATGAAATATCAACATGAAGATCCACAAGAATTAGATCCGGACATTGAAATAGATGAAAGCGGGTTATAATGAGCGATATATTTAGTTTATTAGATAACGTTAAAGAAAACGATTCTTTAGGGGTCAATGATAGAGTACTAATTGTAGATGGATTAAATTTATATTTAAGAGTATTTGCTGTAAATGGTGCTTTAAATGACAATGGAGTCCCTGTAGGTGGTTTAACAGGTTTTTTAAGATCTTTAGCTTATGCAATTAGAGAAGTAAACCCAACTAGAGTAATTATAGTTTATGATGGTGCGGGTGGTTCTCAACGTAGGAGAAAAATCCATAGTGATTATAAGTCACAAAGAAAACCAGGTAAACGAATTACTAGATGGGACGCTTTTAAAGATGCTAGAGAAGAAAAGGATGCAATGAAAATACAATTTTCAAGGTTACTTGATTATTTAGATTTTCTTCCAATCAATGTTATCTCAATAGATAAAATAGAAGCAGATGATACTATTGCTTACATTGCACACAAACTTTTAGATAAAGAAGTTACTATAATGTCTGCAGATCAGGATTTTTTACAATTAGTAAACGATAGAATCACTGTATGGAGTCCAACAAAGAAAAAATTTTATACCCCTCGAATGGTAGAAGCTGATTATGGAGTACCGGCTCACAATTTTTTGATGTACAAAACCTTAATGGGTGATAAATCTGATAACATCCCAGGTGTTAAAGGATTAGGCCCTAAAAAATTACCTAAAATACTACCAGATTTACTCACACAACAAACCCTTGATCTTGATTTCATTCTGGAGTATGCTAGTAAAGGAGAGGAACCTATGCATAAAAGAATTAGTGAGTCGGCAACTCAACTCCATATAAACGAAGAGTTAATGGACTTAAAAAACCCACCAATTTCAGGTGAATTAAAATTACAAATAACAAGGTTAATAGAAGCACCAATAAATTTGCTTTCCCGAAATGATTTTATTATAATGTATAATGATGATCAATTAGGAAATGCAATATCAACGCCTGAATTATGGTTAAGGGAACATTTTATTAAATTAAATACATTCGCAAAACAAACACATGAGTAAATTAACTCAATACGGACATTCATTTCAAACTAAAGCTATTGGTATTCTAATAACTGATAGAGACTTTCTACAACAAATTGCAGATATAGTTTCCCCAGATTATTTTGATAATGATGCTGGTAAATGGATTATCCGTAAAACACTTAAATACTATAATGAGTATAAAACAGTTCCTACAATGGAAGTGTTTAAAGTAGAGTTAGAAAATTTACAACAAGAGTTACAGAATGTAGCTGTAAAAGATTTACTTAAACAAGCATATAAAGCATCAAAAGCTACAGATTTAGGTTTTGTAAAAGATACATTTTTAGATTTTTGTAAAAATCAAACATTAAAAGGTGCACTAATGAAATCAGTTGATCTACTAGAATTAGGAGATTATGATGACATTAGAAATTTAATTGATAAAGCACTAAAAGCAGGAACAGAAAGAGACATTGGTCATGAGTATTTAGCTGAATTAGAAGATCGTTTTAGAGAAGAAGCTAGAAACACTGTGGAAACACCTTGGCCATTAATTAATAAATTACTTTGTGGTGGTTTAGGACAAGGTGATTTAGGACTTATAGCAGGAGGACCTGGTGGTGGTAAGTCTTGGGCTTTAATAGCATTAGGAGCACAAGCTGTAAAAATGGGTTTTACTGTTATACATTACACTTTAGAATTAAGTGAAAAATATGTTGGTAGAAGATATGATGCTTGTTTTACAGAAATACCTGTAGGTGATGTTATGGATAATAAAGACATAGTAAAAGAAAGAGTAGAAAATTTACGAGGTGGTCTTTACATTAGAGAATACCCAGCAGGACAAGCAACAGTAAATACTATACACGCTCATTTAGAAAAATGTATACAACAAAATATTGAACCTGATTTAATTATTGTTGATTATGCTGACTTACTTACTTCTAAATCAAGTAAAGAAAAAAGAGACAAACTAGATGATATTTATACTAGCTTAAGAGGTTTAGCTTCAGAAATGAAGTTCCCCATTTGGACAGCTTCACAAGTAAATAGATCAGGTGCAAGAGAAGAAATTATCCAAGGAGATAGAATGGCAGAAAGTTATTCTAAAATGATGATTACTGATTTTGCAATGTCTTTATCACGTAGTGCTGAAGATAAAGAAAATGGAACAGGAAGATGGCATATTATGAAAAATAGGTATGGTGCTGATGGTATCACTTATGATTCACTTATGGACACTTCAATAGGTAAAATTGAAATAAATATGAGAGGAAATAATAGACCGCAACAAAATAATAATGAAGATCTTTCGCCTGCACAGCGAAGAAGACTTCAAAATTCTTCTAACGAGTTTTTTGGGTTTTAGTAGGTCTTGTTTGTATATATTGTACTTATTAACACAATAAGGGTTTAACCCCTTTTTTTATTTCTAATCAACAAAAAAAATATAATAATGGCGAAAAAAGATATCACAAAAGAAAGAATTGTATATAAACCGTTCGAATATCCAACAGCATTTGACTATTGGTTAAAACAACAACAAGCACACTGGATCCACACAGAGGTTCCTATGATGAGTGATATTAATGATTGGAAACAAAATCTAACAGAAACAGAAAAAAACATTATAGGTTCTATTTTAAAAGGATTTGCCCAAACTGAAACAGTAGTAAATGATTATTGGACAGGATTAGTTACAAAATGGTTTAGAAAACCAGAAATTATTGCTATGGCAACTGTTTTTGGCGCTATGGAAACTATTCATGCTGAAGCTTATTCTTTATTAAATGAAGAATTAGGTTTAGATGATTTTTCTGAGTTCTTAGAAGATGAAACTACAATGGCTAAAATTGAAACATTAATGAATGTTAGAGATTCATTTGATGGTGAAGTAGATTGGCATGAAAGAGCTAAATCATTAGCTATATTTTCTGCCTTTACTGAAGGTGTGAATTTATTTTCATCTTTTGCTGTTTTATTATCATTTAAATTAAGAAATAAGTTAAAAGGTGTAGGTCAAATTGTAGAATGGTCAATTAGAGACGAATCAATGCATTCAGACGCTGGATGTTGGTTATTTAGAACATTATTAGAAGAAAAACCAGAACTAAAAACACCAGAATTAGAAGCAGCCATCAATGAAGCAGCTTTACTTTCATTACAATTAGAATTAGATTTTATTGAAAAAGTATATGAAATGGGTGATTTAGAGGGTTGTAGTAAAGATGATTTAATTTCATTTATTAAACATAGAGTTAACACTAAAATGGGTGATTTAGGTTATAGACCTATTATAAATGGTATTGATGTTAAAGCAGTAGAAAGAATGAAGTGGTTTGATCATTTGTCAGCTGGAAAACAACATACAGATTTCTTTGCGAATAGAGTAACAAATTATAGTAAAGGAGTACAAGATTGGGATGCATCCGCAATATTTTAAAAATATAAATAATGGATAATAATAGTTTAGTAGCAGATTACTCTCAATGGGAGAGAGGGAAAGACTTCCCTGAATTTATGGATGAGGTAGCTTTATCAACAATTTCAAAAGGCTATCTTTTACCAGGAGAAACACCTAAAAAAGCATATAAAAGAGTTGCTAGCGCAGTAGCAACTAGATTAAATCGTCCAGATTTAGAATCAAAATTCTTTAAATATATTTGGAATGGTTGGATTGGTTTAGCATCTCCTGTACTTTCAAATACAGGAACAGATAGGGGTTTACCTATTTCATGTTTTGGTGTTGATACACCTGATTCAATTAGAGGAATTGGTTTAACTAATGCTGAATTAATGAAATTAACAGCAGCAGGGGGTGGTGTTGGTGTTTCTGTTTCGAGAATTAGACCAAGAGGAACAGGTATTAGAGGTAATGGTAAATCAGAAGGTGTAGTGCCTTGGTGTAAAATCTATGATTCTGCTATTATAGCTACTAATCAAGGTAATGTAAGAAGAGGAGCAGCATCTGTTAATTTAAACGTTAATCATCCCGACATTGAAGAATATTTACAAATTAGAAGACCAAAAGGTGATCCTAATAGACAATGTCTAAATTTACATCAATGTGTTGTTGTAGGGGATTCATTTATGAGAAAACTAGAGGCAAGAGATTCAGAAGCAATGAATAAATGGGCTACTGTTTTAAAATCTAGAATGGAAACAGGAGAACCTTATAT